CAAGTGACAGTAGAAGAAGTGAGAAGTTTTCTCTCGGCTTCTGACAGACAATTTGTGAAAGGCGGCATCTTAGTTTCCCGTGTCCGCTTCAAACGTGATGAAGAGGGCAACTGCACGGACATTCTCCTTGACTACGAACAGACTGTTTCAGAGACAGGGGAAAACAACGCTCAGGAGGGTTCAAAATGACAAAACACAGACTGACCCCGCAGACACGGACAAAAGCCCCGCAAAGGGTCTCTAACCCTCAGACAAGGGCAAGGGACAACCCTCAGGGGTAAAGACAGAGAGAAGAGAGAAAGCCGTGAACGCAAATGTTCTGAACTTTCTAACGAAATCGGAAGTTAAACCATAAAAATAAAAAGAAAATGAACATCATCAGTAAAGTGACAATCAACGGAAAGACCCGTGTCAACGGTCGCTATGTGAACCTGACAGGGCAGAATATAACAATAACAGACAGAGGCATGTTCGTGAACGGGCGTGTCGGCACAGTTGTCTCAAAGAACGGCAATGTCAACTGTCAGACGGTTGAGGGCAACGTGGAGAGCAAGAACGGCAATGTCATTGTTACAACTTGTCATGGCGATTGTGACACAAAGAACGGAAACATTATCCGCAATAATTATAATTATTCAAAATAAAAAAATATGGGAAATTACAGCATTAAGGCAAACCTCCTGAAAATAAAGGGGGCTTTTGTAACAAACCTCAAAGGCAAGACAGCCACAAGGCGTTGCCTCGTTATTGACATTGACGAGAGCGGAATGTTTCTCGGCGAGAAAGGTTGTTACCTGAACATGGCGGCGATAGAAATGAATGAGAGCCGCTACGGGGACACTCACGTTGTCAAGGTCTCACTCGCCAAGGACGTTGTTGAGAAAATGACAGAAGAAGAGCGCAAGGCAATCCCTATCCTCGGCGGCATGCACCCGCTTCAATCTCAGGCGCAGCAAATTCAGGGTCAGTTAGACGGGGCTTCTGTATGTGAGAACATGGACGATCTGCCGTTCTGATAATCATCAGGCGGGCGCAGCCTCTTCTGAGACTGACAGAAATTCAAGGGCGGGGAGTTAAATCCCCGTTCTTTTGTCCCAAAAGTCGATTGCGCCCCCACAAAAGACTTTCCAATGACGAGTGATAAATTACAGCAATCAACAAAGAAAAGCCGACAGCGGTCAAATTCGCCAAAATTAACTGACGTGTTCACGACCATTTGCAAGACCGACCTCCATGTTGTGTGTGTCAAAGAGTTCAAGTTCCACCCCGTCAGGAAATGGCGTTTTGATTATGCCATACCTGACCACAAAATCGCCCTTGAAGTTGAGGGCGGCGTATGGACGGGCGGGCGGCACACCTCTTCTGTCGGCTTCATGAAAGACATGGAGAAATACAATACGGCTACCCTCATGGGGTGGCGGGTGTTCAGAACAACGCCTGACGAGCTGTACCGCTTGAAGACCCTGAACTTGCTCAAAACGGCAATTTCAGGCGTTTTTGACCCCGAAAAGGCTTGATTTTTGGCTTTATGTGATTATATTATAATCGTTTTGAGTATTTTTGCAAACGGATAAGGTATAATAATTCAAACAGATAAAGACATGAAAACAGAAACTGTAAAACTTTCTCAGGTTCAAGTGAATGAGGCGAACCCGAGAACAATCACAAATGAGAAGTTTCAGAAACTTGTCAACAGCGTTCTTGCACTCCCGAAAATGCTTGAACTCAGACCGATTGTCGTTGACAACATGATGGTTGCCCTCGGCGGCAATATGCGTTTCAGGGCTTTGACCGCCATTTCTGACCTCTCAGAAGACGACCTGAAAAGCCGCCTTTTCTCTATCAATGACGTGAAGAAGAAGACAGAGGGCGAACAGCAAGCCCTCCTGACACATTGGCTGCGTTGGCGTGACAGCCCGACCGCAATCATCATCAAGGCTTCGGAGCTGTCAGACGCAGAGCAGCGTGAGTTCATCATCAAGGACAACATCGGCTACGGAGAATGGGACACGGACAGCCTGACCGCACAGTGGGACAATGAAGAGTTGGTGGATTGGGGCATTGAATTCCCTGACGCTGAAAACGCCCTGAACGCTCAGAACGGGAGTGGCTCAGGCTCAGAGAAGCAGAACAGCGCACCCGAAAGCAGCCTCTTTGACCGCTTCATCGTACCGCCTTTCTCAATTCTTGATACCCGCAAGGGATATTGGCAAGACAGAAAGAAGAAGTGGTATGACATCATCGGCGATATGGGCGAGAGCCGTAACGACACCCTTGTCACGTCTCTTGAAATCAAGTACAGAGACCTCTATCAAAGAACCCGTGAACACAGAAAGGAACTCGGCATTTCTTTCAAAGAGTACATCGAAAAGTACGTCAGCCAAGAAGACCTTGAAAAAGAACAGGCGAAAATCGTTGCTCAGGGCGTTTCGATTCTTGACCCCGTTATGGCTGAAATCGTCTGCCGTTGGTTCGGTCAGGAGAACGGCAAAGCTTTTGACTGTTTTGCGGGCGATAGCGTCTTCGGCTTTGTGGCTGCTTATCTCGGCAATGACTTCACGGGCGTTGAACTGAGAGAGAAACAGGCGGCTTTGAACAACGAGCGTGTGGAGGGCATGAACGCCCGCTACATCTGCGATGACGGTCAGAACGTGGCGCAGCACATTGAGCCTGAAAGCCAAGACCTCCTGTTTTCTTGCCCGCCTTACTTTGACCTTGAAAAGTATTCAGACCTTCCGAATGATGCATCAAATCAGGGGTCATACGAGGATTTCATCAAGATTTTGGAGAACGCTTTCACGGGGGCTGTCTCTTGTCTGAAAGAAAACCGCTTCGCAGCTATCTGTGTCGGAGACGTGAGAGACAAGAACACGGGCTTTTATTATGACTTCTGCGGCGATATAAAGCGCATATTCAAGCAGAACGGAATGCGCCTTTATAATGAGATTATCTTGGTCGAACAGACCGCTTCAACGGCTCTGAGGGCTTCACGTTACATGGATAGCCGAAAGGTTGCAAAGACGCATCAGCACCTCTTGGTCTTCTTCAAGGGCGACCCGAAGAAAATCAAGAAAGAGTTCCCGAAGATT